GTATTAAATTATCTATTTCATCATCCATAGATGTTCCGAAAACCCAAGTTGGATAAAAATTACAATCTTCCATTTTCTTTATCATATATTCATGTGACTTCTGATAAACAAAATCTGCAACATTTAAATTATTATCTCTTTTTAAGAAATTTTCATAAACAATTTCTTCCATGTATGATAGGTCTTTAAATTTATACCAATAATCATACCTAGAAAATCTTTTGATATTTTTATTATCTATTTTTGATTTTATATCTTTAAATTTTTCAAAATCAATCAAATCTGTGTAGTTTTCCAAACTATCCAATAAATAACCCTGCTCTCTAAATTTTTCAACATCTATCATAAAAATAAATATTAGAAGTCAATCTTACTAAATCCATTTTCTTTTTTTATTTCAATCAATCCGTCTACTATATCTCTCATTTGTTCTAAGTGAGAAATCATCCATATAAAATCAAATTGTGTTTTAAGATATTGCATCATCATAAATAAAGATGATAAGTTGTCTGCATCCAATGTTCCAAATCCCTCATCCACTACTAAGAAATTAGGACGAGGTAAGTTACATACATTGATAAGTGCAACTCTAATTGCAAGTCCACTTACGAATTTCTCCATACCACTACACATCTCCAAAGGCCATTCTTGGTCTTCGTAAACAATCTTTGCATTGATTGATTTACCATCCATTTCCATTGTAATACCAAAGTCTACAACTTGTCCTAAAATGTTATTTATTTCAGATTCAATTACAGGTAATGCCTTTGTAATCAATTCATATGGAATACCATCTCTTTTAACGGCATCTAAATAATAAGAGTATAATCGGTTCTTTTCTTCCAATTCCTTAACATCACTCATCTTTTGTTTGATAGTGTCTATATAAGTCTGTAATGAAGAAATAGACCCATTTATAGTAGCTATTTGTTTACTAATATCTCTGATATCTGACTCAATTTTCTTTTTCTCAATTTCTAATTCTTTGATTTGTTTTTCTAACTCTTTATTACTTTGAATTGTTTCTTCATTTTCAAAATACTTTTCAATATCCTCTTCAACTTTATCTAATTGAGTTTGTAATAATTCTTCTTTTGTTTCTAAGCCAGATAATTCGGCTTCTGCCGTCTTTAAGATACCTTTGGCTTGTGAAAGTTTTGTTTTTAAATCATTCCACTCATTATATTGTTCTTCCACGCCTTCCATAGTATCCAAAGTTTGTTGAATACCCACACAATCAATTAATGCATGTTTAACGATTTCTTCTAATTGAGGTAATGCTTCTTTTGCTCTCATTGCATCTTTAACAAACTCATTATTACAACAAAATTCACAATTTGGGTCATACTCATGTTTATCTAAGTGTTTAATCTTTTCTTCCGCAGAATTTAAATGTAATTTTGCAGTATCATAAACCTTTGTAGCTTCCGTTAAATTCTTTTGTTCTTTTTGATAATTTGAATAAGCCGTTTCTATATCAATAGTTCCACAAAATGATTTTTTATCTTCTATTGATTGTGATAATTCATCTACTTTTTCTTTATAGATTTCAATGTTTCTTTCTTTTGTTCCGTATGTCGTTTCTAAAGATTCTAATTTTTCATTGATTTCTTTTCTCTTTTCTTCTAATGTAGGTAATTCCAAATTAGAATCAATTGGAGTAAGGTTTCTACTTAATTCCAATATAACACTATCCAATCCATCCTTATCACCATTCAATATATTCAATTCTTTTTCAAACTCTTTCAATTCACCTTTCTTATCTTTCAACTCATTTGATTTATCTGCAAGTTCGGTTGTAAAGTCGGTTTTCTTAAAATTTTTGATAAGAACTGAAACTTCTTTGATATCCTCAATTGCTGTATCATATAGTTTGTCAAATACATTCAATCCCATAAATTGAGCAAGCAAATCTTTTCTTTCACTTTGTGACTTATCAATGAATATGGAGTTATTACCCTGTAAAGATAATGCAGTCAATACAAAATCTTCATACTTACCAACATATTGTTCAATTACTTGATTTGTATCTCTTCGTTCAGTTCCATTTAATGATACTTTCTCATCACCATCTTCATACCAAAAGTTTACATCTACTTTTACATTTTTACCTTTATTAATTGTCTTTGCAGTTCTTTCAATAAAATAATCTACTCCTTCAATTTGAAAATGTAAATAACATCTAAAATCAGTCTTACGATTGTTTAAAATGTTTGCAGCTTTGAATGCTCTACTACTTTTATCGTAAAGACAAAATGAAATAGCATCAAAGATAGATGATTTACCTTGTGCATTTGGTGCAAACAATCCCATCAATCCGTTTAACTTACTAAAATCAATTTTATTATCTTCACCATAACTAAACATATTAGAAAATTCAAATCTAACTGGTTTCCACATAATGTTTCTCAAAGTATCTTCATGTACAATTCTACTATTTACATCTCTGTTAATATTTTCCAATTGTGCCAAATCCTTTTTATCAACGAATGGCATCATTCTTTCTACATACTCATTGATTAAAGAGTTTTGATAATTGATGTCCGAAATATCTTCAAAGTCTAATTTGTTTTGTCTATCTCCTGTTTTCTTTTTTGATAATGAGTCTGTTCTAATAATTGTAAAGTCTTCAACACCATATCTCATTTTAATTTCCGCAATTACTTTTTTAGTATCGGCAGTATCGGTATTTGACAATCTCACTCTTAAACGAGGATGTTTTGGCATATCATTTACAACTGGAACTTTACCATTGTCAATATCCATAGTATAATAACCATAATTGTTTGGTAAATCAATTTCTTCATAAGTCATTGTATCCAAATCCCATGCCAAAAAACCATGTTTACCCAATGTTTCACCAAAGTTTTGTTGAACCAATGAACCCGCATAAACTACTTTACAACCTTTCGGACTTATCATCTCCTGACGCTTATGAATATCACCCAAAAGTGCTAAATCAAAACCATCAAATATATCCGTTGTAAAATGTCTACTACTTACTACATATCCTATATCGGTTTGAGAATTATCAACAGGTCCGTGAAATAATGCAATCTTTTTATTACCAACCAATTTATCAGCAGTAATCCAATTGTCTTTATTATCCAAAATTGAAAATACTGAAAAATCAACACCACCAATAGAAAATACCTGTGTATCTTTTAAATAATAAAAGTCTTTTAATTCTAATGCATCCACAATAGGAGTAAGAACATCCATTCTATCCATATTGTTCATATTACAATCGTGATTTCCAGTAATAAGAATTGTAGGACAAGTTTTAGCACACTCTTTGAATAACCAACTAATTTCGTTGACTAATTCCGGTGACATTTCTAATTTAGCATGTGCAATATCACCTGCTAAGTAAATGATTGCATCTTCGGTTCCTCTTTTACGGATTTCCTCAAACATCAATTCAAATACTTGTCTATACTCTTTGTGTCTTTTTACATTACGAATATGGACATCCGCAATATGATAAATTTTCTTTAAACTCATAATGAATTTATTTTATTTAACAATAATTCTTCCGAAGTAAACTCTTTAGTTTTCTTTAGTTCTTCATAGAATTTTTCATACCCCATATCGGCGGCATCTTTATCTTTTAGATACATCATTTTTACATGTATCCCATTTTTTCTAAAATACTCTGCAGCTTTTAATGCTTCATTGATTGCATCGTTATCCAATGAAATAATAATATCACTAACACCACTTAAAAATATCTTTTGTACTAATTCTTTTGATGGAAACTTACCCAATAAAGGTATTGCATTTCTCTTAATTGTAATTGCATCAAATACACCCTCACAAAGTATAATCGGTTCATTCCAATTAACTTGTGATTCTAAACAAATTACATTCTTACTGATTGGTGGGTTTTTGTATTTCATCTTCTCTTCTGGATAATACGAACGAGAAACAAAGTAATTAAGTGACCCATCGGAATTATATGATGGAACGATTACTCTTCTAGCATACAATCCCTCTTTACAATATCCTATGTTATATTTTACTATATCCTTTTCAGTAATACCTCTTTGAGTAAGGTAATTGATTGCATGTTTATATTCTGGATTAAATCCTTTAGGAACTTCACTAAGACTAATAAATTCTTTTGGTAGGGAAATGAATACCTTTGTATCAGCATCCTCTAATTGTGGATTATATTGAGAATCTCCGTAGATTTCTCTAATAATTGAAATAGTTTTTCTATCAACATCTAATCTCTTTAATAGAGAAGTCAATTTCTTACCACCACTATTACAAGTCCAACAATGCCACTTTTGAGTTTCCGTATTAACTTGTAGTTTTTGTTTATGATGATTACAAAATGGACAATAGAATGCCAATTCGTTACCTTTTAATGTAAGATAACTACCCAATGCAGAAGATAATGCATTCGTAACTGTATTTTTATCTGAATGACTTAACACCTGACTAATATACGAAAAATAATTGAGATTACCAACTATTCTTCAAACCAACTATCCGGTATTACCTTATCTGCATACTTAAACCCATTTTTTTCACACCACATTCCGTATGTTGTCTTTGAGTTTTTACTTATTTTGTTCTTTGAATTTGAAAAAACGAAACGAATGTCCAAATTAGGGTTTTGTTCCTTTACTAATTGGTGTTTCTTACGGTCTGCCGCAACAAACCTACCCTTAGTTTCTACTCTAATTCCATTAGGTAATTTAAAATCTGGATGATAATTATGTGTAGATGCGGGTATGATATATTCTACCTTTTCGGTTTCATATTCTACCACAATACCTTTACTTTCTATTTGTTGAGAAATGGTTTCTTCTAAACCAGACTTAAATCCATATTTTTTTGCAACCCATTTTGGATTGTTCTTTTTTGTAACTTTTTTGGCCATTAAAATTATTTTCCTTTAATAGAATCTGAATATTTTTTCTCATTCACATCACCAGTTCTACCAACTTTTAATCTTTCTGCAGTCAATACTTTATCATCTGCTTTTTGTAAGTCATTTGTAGTATATGGAGTTTTTGCATTAATACCCGCATCAAATGAGATTTTATCTACTCCTAATTCTTTTTGTGAAGATTTGTATAAATCTAAAATTTTTGACATATTTCTTTGTTTTACTTATATAAATATTGATTATGTATCAAAACGGACAATAAAATTCACAGGTAAGTCTGGATATGATTTAATCGGTTGTGGAAGTTTTGCAACTGCTACTAAATCACAATTATCGTCATATAGACCAATTGTTGTAATAAATGGTGTTAAGAATGAACCAGTAGTATCAACTGAACCACTCAAATCGTAATGTTCAAATCCACCTGATACTGACATACTAACCGAAGAACCAAATCTATAATCCAATGTATCTCCATTTTCTAATATAGATTTTTTACGAATATATTTAGTTCCAGCATTGGTTACAGTTTTGTATATCTTACCATCTGAACCTGTTACAAATCCGGTTTCTTTTCCAATTTCTACTATTGCAGATGGGTTTTGGGACACATTAAATTCATCTTCATTAACAATTAGTAAATATTCATGTTCATATATTGTTTTTGTTGATTTGAATGATAAATCCCAATTTGACAATAATAAATCATTGACATTTCTTGTAATGACAATTAGACCCTGTGTATAGAATACATTACCCACTCTACTAACACCGCCTGCACCTTCTAAGAATGGAATATTATCAACGACCATTACACCTGATTCTACATCAAATGATACTATATTCATATCATAACTATTGCCATTATAAACCAAATTAAAAATTCCAAGTTCAATGTCAAATTCACCTACTCCTGTTTGTAATGATGCAGTATAACCGGCATTTGCAATATCATTAAATATAATTTGATTATTTTCTAAATTTATAGAAACAATAGTCACAGTATCACCTGCAGAATCTATTAAATTTCCAAATTCATCATCTATGTATGTTTTGTTCCCATCATCTATTAAAGTTACGGAACCCTTTTTGATTCCTTCACCAACATATATTTGTGGAATAGATATTACTTTTGCAGAACCACTCAAAAATCTATCTCTACCAGCATCTTCAATTTCATATGTGTTTAATTTATCACCAAATCTTAAAAATGGATTATCTTCCAATCCATTATAAAATTGAGCTCTTAATTGTCCATATATAGAATTTTTTGGATAATAACTAGAAGATACACTCGAAGTTGCATTTGCTTCCAATAGGGTAATATCAGTAGATGTTTCATCAAAACTCCACTCTTTATATGCCTTAAATGGCCTAATACTAATATCCGACTTCGGTATTCTTTTTAACATATCGTATATAAATATTCTTTTAATGAAAAACCCCCAAATAAAGGGGGTTTAACATTTTTAATATATTCTCCGATTAGAAGTCTAATTTAACTTTGATTGCAACCTCTTTATCAAATGATTTTTCAATTGGTTTAGAAGTTTTTGCAACTGCTAATAATTCATTTGCGTCATCATAAAGACCAACCGTTGTAATATAAACTTTAGGGTCTCTTTCAAATGATGAATTAACAAATTGGCCAACTGAACCAGTTACGAATGTTGGGTTGTTTGAGAAATTGAATTCTCTATTGTTTGCTCTTACGAAATAATGAGATGTTGAAACATTTTCAGTTCTACGAGCTTGGAAATCAGAACCACTTGCCATTGCTTGTAACAATGCAATTGAACCGGATACTCCAACCGTTACAGAAGCTGATGTTGAATTATTGTGATATACATCTGTCATTGAAGAACTTGCTGCAGATAAATTAGGATTAACATTTGCTGCAAGTGCTGCAGGATTCAAAATCATCACACCCATATCAGGATAGAATAATCCAAAACCTTGACCATTTGATGCAGTGTAAGTATTGATTGATGCAGTCAATGCAGAACCAATATTTAATGAACCACTAACTAAGTTATAAACTCTACCAGCTGTAGTTACATTTTCATCAGTTCCACCACTATCATCAATTAAAGTTATTTCTCCTAAAGAACCAACTAATTTTAATGAAACATTACCTGGGTCTAATCTTTCTTTGTATCTAGATCTATTCACATTTACTGCGTAGAAATTTCTCAAATCATGTGCTCCAGCAGTTGAACCACTATATACACTAAAAAAAGAATCTGCAGAATCTAACAAAATATTCTTATATTGATTATAAGTTGCTTTTGTAGGCAAAGTAGATGAATCAGTTTGTGTTAAAGTTGGTGCACCATATCCATCAACATCACCATATGCAATTGAGAATTGAACCTCAGCTGTATCAGACGAAGTTAATGCGTTATATACATCGATATAATATTTACCACTAACACTTGCAACTTGTGCAGAAGAAGTGTATGTTGCATTTACTGCTAATGAACCAGTATCTCCACTCCATATTCCAGAAGTTACGATTTCAGTTCTGTTAGTTACTTTGTCAATTGTTCCGAATTTTTTGTAGATACCATTTGTGATTGTAGTGATATCTGAACTGATTTGTTCACCAGTTCCTAAAAATTGGTTTACGATTCTAACTAATTCGTTAGTATCTACGGGAGTACCAGCCGTATTAGCTGCACCTGCAAGATATTGTGATAAATTACTTGCTAAAAGTTGTCCTCTATTATCTCTTATTACTGCCATGGTATATTATTATTGTACATATGTTACGGTTACTGGAATAGTTTGTGAACCACCTGTTTCGTTACCATAAACTGTGATTGTAGTTTTAATAGTCGAAGTTAAAGATGGATTTGGAATAAACTTAAATGTTAATCCTTTAGAAATAGCCGCAGTTGCTGATATATCATCACCAATAAATACTGGTACTGAACCAACTTCCGATGTTACACCTTCACCTACAATATCACCTGCGTTTTTGTTTGATAACACAATAGTGTATCCCAAACTTCTATTTCCTGCCGGAGATGTAGTTGGTGATAAAGCAACTTCACCACTCTTTTGATTAACTGAAATATTTGGAACACCAAACTCTACAATCGGAATACGAGTTGTATTTTTTGGTAAAGTTACTAACTTATACTTCATTACTTGAGTTTCATCTGGATTAGCTTCTAACACAGGCATATTTTTAATAGCTGCATCGTAGTAAGCTGAACCCAATGGGTGAGCTGGTTCGTAAAGTGTGTAATCAATTTCATCATCTGCTAATGCAAATTGAGTGATGTTTAATCCTTGTCCAGCTGCTAATTTTTCTCTACCTTTTTTTGTTAAGATAGCGTCAACTGTTAATTCGGTATTACTTAAATATCCCATAGTATTGTATTAAATCTTTGTTTATAAATATAATAATTTTCAAATTCCGTTATTCTACTTCCAAAATTGGTTCTGCAGTATTTCTACCTGTTCTATTTACTGTCAATGTATTTGGATTAGATACAAATGTTTCAATTGGTGAACTACCATCCAATGTTGTTGCTGCGGTATTTTTTGAACCTCTAAAGAAAGAATTTTGTAGGCCTCTAGTTAAATCATTTGTATTTCTATAATGAGTAGACACATATCCACTTACATTTTTTACATCAATAATATCACCACCAATAACAGGAGGAGTAGATCCAGAGAATGGTTGAATATTTAGAGTCTTTTCAGTATAGTAAGATGAAGTTAATTCAGTTCCACCTCTAGGGTCTCCTTTTCCATCTATTACAACTTTATATTTTACAACATCCCTTCTTTTTTGTTCTGTTATCAATTGAACTCTGACTCTTTCTTTAACTCTTCTACCATTTTTGTCAAAATAAGTTCTAATTGCAGAACCACTTTGTGCATAAATGCCGAATCCTAAAGTTTCCAAATCGGATTGACCTACGATAGTGTTTATATCGTAAATATCTAATTCGGTTAATATAGTAGGCTCACCCAATCCAGCATTAATTGTCACTTCTTCTTGATAATTTTCTGCAAAAGTGAATGTAGTATCTTGTAAATCTACCAAACTATCATATTGATAGCTTTCTGCAATAGTATTTTGAACAGATGCAGTGTAAATAGT